GAGACCGTACGAGGCGTGAGGTTCGTGTTGCGGGATATCAAGCCGCCGTTGGGGATGTATTGGAAATCTCGGATCGTTTGGTCTGAGCCTATGGGCGAGGCCAAGGATGGCTTCGATTGTACGAATATTAGATTTGAAGTAATAACAGAATTAGATTAAGAATATGGCTAATGAAAGAAGTTTAGCGGTAGGCGTATCCTTTTTAGGATATGGTGACCCTGGTGATGGTGTTCCGGCCTCTATTTATACACAGTGCCCGATCATCCACGAAGGTTCGGTTGCTTTTAATTTTAATGAAGCGACCTCTGTCGATTTCCGTGCGGAAGGGATGAAAGATCCCTGGGAATCGTTTGACAAGGCTGGCGACCCAGATAGTTTTGAATTTGCGATCCCGTCGCCGACAGCTCAGGAAATGCTCGCGTTTTGTGGTGGTTCTATTAGTGGGGGTAAGTGGAATGCCCCGATTGATATTCCCAATATCCGCAAATCGTTCAAGATACAGACAACACCGTACAAAGGTAAGTATACGGAATATACATTTGCCATTTGTAAAGTCAGTGCCCGTTTGAGTCAGGCTCCGTCTTCAGAACAGACAGATCTGTTATTGGTTAAATGTACCCGTTTGGCAGCAATTACCTCTGCTGGGCAGCAACGATCTTCGTTCAGTCGGGCGGTGATGAATGTAACCCTTACCCCAGTAAAGACTGTTGTAATCATTGGTACGCCCAAAGTTGGTGAAACGCTTACGGCCACCTTGACACCAGCGGAAGCGACTGGTGATTTCCAATGGCAACGTAAAGTGGATGGCCAGGGAGAAGCCCAAGATATTGAAGGGGCTATTGGCGACAGTTATATGATCCAGCCGGAAAATGAAGGCGATAAAATCCTTGTTAAGTTTACGGCAAACGGTTTGTATTCCGGAGAGAAGACAAGCGCAGAAACAGAAGCCGTACAAACAGCAGGATAATAAAGGGCTGTTGTTAAGGTTATCGAAAGCCTCGGAACTATCCGGGGCTTTTATATTTTAATCGAAAACGATTATGGATGCAGGAGCCGTAGAAACGATTGCTAAGATGCAATGTAAAATTGATAGCTATGAGTATTTTCTTCAGAATTTGTTTATTAAATTGACAAAACCAAATTCAGAAGTACTATGTATTTCATCTGGGAGGGATATTAATAGTGCATATGGAGAGAAGTTGAGAAATTACAAAATCAAGTGAAAAGCCATGAGTGTAAAGCAAGTACTTCAACTGGAGAGTGAATCCGTTTCTTGCCAGTCGGTAGCCATTCCGTTTGAATTTACTCAGCTTGAATCATTTCCGGAAGGAAAGACGGCAGGGAATAGTATAGTTATAACCCCGATCACCGTTCGTACCTGGTTCCGGATAAAGCCCCTATTGCTTTGTATTGACAAAGAAGATAGAGAGGTTTTGATTGTTGATAAGAATAAAGGATTTTCCGACCGGGTTGCCGAATTGATTGCCAAATATGACGAGCTCATTTTTGAAATCGTATGCCTTGGCATTCATAATAAGAAAGGTGATATGCCGGTCTGGTTCCGGGAAGTCCTGAAAGACAACTGTACATGGGAGGATATTTACATCCTTCTGAATGCCATCTTATACCGGATCGGTTACAACCCTTTTTCTCGTACTATCATAGCGCTGGAAGCTGTGAGCCCGTTAAGCGAAGCGGAGATAATAGCCCTTCAGAAAAACAGCGAGACATGGAAGAAAAAGGTCCTCAAAGCAGCTTCATGTTCTTAGTAACTTGTAACGAGGCTTTCGGTTATTCCCATGAACAAATATTGGATAGCAGCTTTGTCTTGTTGGTCGGCATGCTTCGTGAACGTGGTTATTTGATGAATCGGCGAGCCAAAGATTTTCATTCGGAAGATACATCCTCTAAAGAGGAAGAGGGAGAATGGGTTGAAATGGTTGACTTCGATACTGGTCGTATAAAACGGATAAAGAAAGTTTCATCTGCATAACTATATATTACATTGAGAGTAAAGAAAAGGTTTTGCCATAGTGATAAATTTTGATTTGTTTGGTAGTAAGAAAGCCCTGCGGACTGTGAAGTCAGCGGGGCTTTGTTCTCTTTGTTGATGTGATATTCTGAGAGAAGGCTTGATTGATAACCAGAGTCATTTATCTTAGATATGATCAAGTATAAAATCTGCTGGAATTCCGAAACAATCTCGTAAACGTTTAGTGATATTTAAATTAAGTGCACGTTTCCCATTTAACAATTCACTTATCCGAGATTCTGATATGCCGAGCATTTTTGCTGCATCTTTTTGTTTAATCTTCTTATCTGCCATTTGTTTTTTTATCTCGTCCGTTATTAAGGAGGAGACTTTACCCGGTAATGGGTGATAGGCGGCCTCCCATTCATAGATTGCATCAGTAAGTCTGATAAAATCATCTTTATCAGACTGGGATAAAAGCTCCATATCGCCAAGTTCTGTGCCTTTTGTGATAATTACTTCCATTGCGTTTTTGTACGCTCTGTATTGAGCATCATTTTTAATTGTCATAATATGCCCTCTTTCTTTAAATAGTTTTTACATCAATTTTATCATATTCCGGATGTGTGCCGATGAAACGAATCACCATCCGACCCGCAAAGAAAACAACCACAGCAACGATTCGGTAGTTGTTTCCTTTTATATTGAATACATACCGGCCATTGCCAACATAGTCTGCGGAAAGAAAATCATTTTTCAACTCTGAATGATTTTTCCAATTTGCAGCTTCGCATATTTCAATCCATTTTTGAATAGCTTTGTCTGCATCTGCATGTTTGCGAATGAATTTTTCTAATTTTTCAGAATCGATGATTTTCATTTTCCCTTTTGTATTCTACAACACAAAAGTAGTATAAAATTCCCAATTGTGGAAGATTTTACAAGAATTATTTTTCCGAACTTATATTTTACCATAAACGCATTATGGGAATTAGAAATAGGGATGGTAGTCTGTACATGGTAACCGGCATCGATAACTCCGGCTTGTATGAAGGAAAGCGTGAAGCGATGGGAATTATCAAGACCTTGGCCGGTGAGATCACGTCTTTTGACGTATTCGGTGGTATCGGTATCAGCGCGGCGACGGCGTTTGCCAAGGCCGCGAAGAGCTCATACGACTTCGAGAAGGAGTTCCGGAAAAACATGCTGGAAGTAGCGACCATTTCCACGCAGGTAACGGATGATATGACCGGTTTCATGAATCAGGTCATGTCCATAACCCAAGAGATACCGATCAAGGCTCCGGAGGCCGCCAAGGCGTTATATAGCATTGTCTCCGCCGGACATGACGGGGCGGATGGTATGAAGATCCTAGAAGTTTCGGCTAAAGCTGCCGTGGGAGGACTTACGGAAACCGAGACGGCAGCTGATGCTATTACAACGATCCTGAATGCTTATAAGATGTCTGCGGAGGAAGCCGGTACGGTCTCGGACCAGCTTTTTACAACCGTCCGGTTGGGTAAGACTACATTTGGCGAATTGGGAGCCTCCATAGCCCAAGTTGCTCCTATTGCGGCTGCGTATGGGATTAGTATCGACCAAGTGTTGGGTGCTGTCGCGTCATTGACCAAGCAAGGAACGCCGACGGCGCAGGCTATGACACAGATCCGTGCCGCTATCCAAGGAACCGCTGGAGAACTTGGAGACGCCGCATTCCAAGGCCGTACTTTCCAAGAGGCATTACAATTGATTTATGAGAAGGCTGGTGGTTCCGCTTCCAAGATGAAGGAAATGCTTGGCACGGATGAAGGCTTGGCTGCTACACTGGCTTTGACTGGAAAGAATGCAAAGGCGGCGGCGAGTGATCTTGAAGAGTTGCAAAGCTCTTTAGGGGCTACGGAAGCCGCGTTTGAGAAGATGAAGGACGAAGTAGGTAATCAAATGACGCTTCTGTCGAATAATATCCAGGCGGCTTTGCGTCCGATGGGGGAAATGATATTGAAAGAGGTATCTGGTATAGCTAAATCTTTTAATGAGGCTTTTGAGAGTGGAGATTTGGAACGTTCTCTTACGACATTGAAATCTTTGTTAGAAGTTTCAGCCGCAGCGTGGGGGGCATACAAGGTTTCTGTTATTGCGGCAATGGTTGCAGAGAATCTACGTTACCAGTCCTCTTTGGCTCACATGCAAGGTATGACAAAAATGCAAGCTCTTCTTGCTGTATTGAAGGGGAAAACGGATGCGTTGACGGCTTCTTTACTAAAAAATCCTTATGCGTTAATGGCTGCGGCAGTCGCGGCGCTTGGCGTTGCGTTGTATAAACTATGGACTTATCAGACAAACGCTCAGAAGCAACAAGAGAAACTGAATAAGACGTTTAGCGAATTTACGGTAGAAGCCGCCAAAGAGGAACGTTCTTTAAATAGTTTGTTTGAAGCATTGAAACGTACAAACTCCGGAACTGAAGAACGGAAGAAGATGATAAAAGCGGTAAATGACCAGTATGGCCAATATCTTCCGAAGCTCTTGACCGAAAAGAGCAGTCTGGAAGAGATAAACGAAGCTTATTCAATAATCAATACTTCCATAAAGGAACAGATCGCATTGAAAATAAAAAATTCGGCAACGGATGAAATTGTAACTTCCGGTCTGAAAGAACAGGTTTCGGCAGTATCCGAGATTCGTAAATCCTTAACAAGTAGGGTTAAGAATGTCGGGTTGGTAGATTCTATTGTGGATGAAATCAAGCAAACGACCGATGAGTTCCAGAAAGCCGGTTCAACTTGGGAAAAAGCATGGCAGCAGGCTTATTTCAATATTCAGCGCAAATATACCGGCAAAGTAAAATTGGGGAACGACTTCGCTTCTTCAATGGAAGATTACGTGAAGAGCGTTTTCAATACGGAGCAAACTGTTTCTATGATAGAAAAACAATATGCTCCTTTTATTTCCAGGATTAAGGGTTTAAATGAAAATGTAGAAGAAGCAGTATCGACAACAGAAACAAAAACAGTTGTAAGTGAAGATGAAAAAGCATTGAAGTTGCGCAAGAAACTTCAACAAAAGATACAGGATGAACTTTTGGCTCTTCGTCGTCAAAATCAGCAATCTGAGATTGACTTGATGAAAGAAGGATCGGAAAAGAAGATCGCCCAGATAAACCTAGACTATGACAATGAGATCGCCGCCATACTTGCCAAGGAAAAAGAGTGGAAAGACGCTCAAGGCGGCAAACTGACTAAGGAACAGACCGTGGAGATTCGTACAGCCTTGGTGAACTCATACGTCAAACGGGAGCGATCGACCTCTAATGTGAGTAAGGAACAACTGGAGGAGGAGAAACGTGCCATGAACGAGTATCTGAAAGAATACGGTTCTTATCTTGATAAGAGAGATGCTATCACGGCTCTTTATAACGAGAAGATAGCCAAGGCTACGACGGAAGGCGAGAAGCTGTCCCTTGGTGAAGAGATGAAGAAAGAGCTGGCTGCCGTCGATGACGAGGCCCAGAAGAAAACGTCCATCATCACGAAGCTATTCTCCGACATGAGCAAGAGGACGGTGGTCGATATACGGTCTATCTCCAAGGAGGCGCAGGCCATGCTTGATTATATCAATGAGGGCGAGTTCAAGACCGGTTCCGACGGAAAAGGCTTGTTCGGCCTGACCAAGGAGCAATTTGATATCCTTTCCAAGTCCCCGGAGAAGTTACAGGCCATAAAGGACGAGATCGCCAACGTCAATAAGGAGGCCGATCAGATGGATACGTCTTTCAACAAGGTATCGAACGGCCTTAAAAAGGTGTTCTCAGCCGGGGATGATACAAAGAGACTAAAAGAAGGCTTAGCTGAGATAGATGCCGGCATGAGTGATATCATGCAAGCCGGACA